GTCCAGTATGTGTCTACGTTGCTTCAACGTTAACAGATATACTTATATCAAAACAGGGGAGTATAGTCAACCCCCCTTTTATCTTATTATTTTATGTGGTTATTATGTCACACGTGCTAGAAGTTGAGCAATGCGTCCTACGAAAGGCAATAGCATTAATGCCATCAATAAGTTCATACCAGTATGTGCCATAGCAATCCTAAGTGTGTCTCCTTTTGGCATACCATCTGATACGAATAATCCTGCTAACCAAATGGTTCCTGTTGTACCAAGGTTTGCTCCAAGAACACAGGCAATGGCAGCAGGAAGTGGTAAGGCACCTGATGCGACTAATGCAATGATAGCAGTAGTAGATAATGATGATGACTGCCACAATAATGTCATAGCTATCCCACCAAAGAACATGTACAAAGGATTACCAAGAAACCAAGTTAGATGTTCCATATTACCCATAGACTTCATTCCACCTGAGAATGTTTTAAGTCCGATATAAAAAATAACAAGCCCTACTAGAGCCGTGATTGCAGGATTACCTAGATCCATTTTCTTTACCTTTTTCCAAAGTTTCTTTCCTTCGTTTTTCATTTTTAATCCTATTTAGATATAATACGCTTTATGATATATTTATCAGTTGTTATGACAACAATCTTATCATTGGCATCAAAGAGAACCCACTTACCCTTTTTCCGCTCTTCTAGCTTCATACGCTTCTTCAAAACCGTCTGTGTGAATTCCATTCTCATGATTACCCCATTTTCGTTTGAAATAAGAATGATATATTTGCTCTACAACAAAGTCACTTTCAGATTCAGGAATAAGCATTCCTTTGACTATCCAGTTGAGTCGGTTAGCTTCTTTTCTAGTTTTTTCATCCATGCGATATGATCCTTCAATCTAAGCTTTTCTTTTTTAGCTTGTCGAAGGAGGGTTTGCGCCTTGGTACTTCGATCAAGCCTACGATCTTGCTCAATCCCCTCTACCATTAGGTGCGTTTCTTCGTGCCGCTTCTCTAGCCATTCTATTTTGCGTTGTAGTTCGTTTTCCATAGCCAAGCCTCTTCATTACTTGCATGCGCTCATAGTGAGACATTCTAGTCCATGTAGCAATCTCTCTTGAAGTTCTGCCACATCCTATACACTCACCTGTAAAAGCATCTAGTTGACATTTGCTTTGACAGGGAGAGACGAACATATCAGAAGGGTGGTTCTTCTCCGGCATAACTTGGTTTCCATCCTTTTGATATTTTAGTTAAATCTTCTTTGACCTCAGGCCATACGATATCTGGTTTTTTAGGAGAATCTTCTTTAATCCCAATCTCCGACATAAAACATTCTAATTCAGTTGAAATCAATCCCAAACTCCATCCCATGTATAAAATAAATGATTACCAATAACTTTAGATAGCTCCATCTGATCTGCCCAATCAGGGTTCACCCAATTAGCATGATAAAAGACTGCCCCTAGACTAGGATCTTCAACGTTACCAATCATAACGTCTCTAGCAATAACTTTAGCGTTATTCCATGATTTAGGATCTATCGGAGAAGGATCTTTTATTAGATGGGTCCAACTAAACTGATATGGTTGATAAACGACTTCACAAATAGAAGAGGGCCACTCTTCATGATTTACACGATTGATCGTGACTTGAGCAACAGCTATCTGACCTTCTATTCTTTCACCCCTTGATTCATGATAGATGTTCATGGCAAGACATTCGTGCTCTTTAACATCTACAGTAGGTGTGGTCATCATAGCTGCAGCAACAACACCTGCTACAACTGTCATGGACATTATTCCACTTATTATGTTTATTTTTCTACTCATTATAAAATCTACTATACTTGATATTTATCATGATGTCAAGTGTCTTTTTTTATAAATAATTAAAATATGAAGGAGAATGAAATGGCTGAAGAAAAATTACCTAATGTAGTTAGAGATGAAGACACCCCTGAGGGAAAAATGGAACTTCAGTTTAGAGTTCTAGGAAACGAGATGATCGGCATTAAGATGATCGTAGATGATATGAAAATGAAATGGGTAGCTATTGGGCTAGTCGGAATACTTGTAATGACTTGGGCAGCAGCAGAGTTTAGTGAAGCTGTAATGGCCGGTGGCAATTCGTCACAAGAAGTATTAGTCATCGAAGAATCCGATGGCTGACAAAAATGCGTTTGGAGTAGAAATGGCAACCAAAGAGTCTAAAAAACAAGAAGCTAAAATGATGCAAGCTGATAGCATCTATGCTCATCTAGATGCGGATGGGGATGGAATTATCACAGATGAGGAAATGGCACGTGCCAAAGAAATAGCAGAGTGGGAACACAAAAAGAAGATGCAAGAGAATGAGGATGCCAAGGAAGATCAGATTAGATCTATGGCATGGTTCGCACTTTGGGGCATGCTTCTGTACCCTGTACTCATCATGATTACATCCGTATTAGGGATTGATAGTGCTGCACAAATAGTTGGCGACATTGCACCGACTTACTTTGTTGCTATTGCGGGTTTGGTTGCTGCGTTCTTCGGAGCACAAGCATATTCAAAAGGTAAAGGCGGCTCTAAAGAAGACTAAGCACCATAGGAGAACAGATATGATAGATCCAGTAACGGCTATCGGATTAGCGACAGGTGCATTCAATTCTATAAAGACAATGATAGCAACTGGAAAAGATATCCAAGATATGGCAGGTCAACTAGGACAATGGGGAAAGGCTATAAGTGATCTAGACTACGCCCACTCCAAAGCTGAAAAACCTGCTTGGTATAAAAAACTTGGTGGTGGAGTACAGGCTAATGCTGTTGAAGTGTGGATGCACAAGAAAAAAGCAGACGAAATGCGTGAGGAACTTCGATCTTATATATCAGCAGTCTACGGACCATCTGCCTGGAAAGAAATTGTACACTTAGAAGGTGTAATGAGGAAACAGCAAAAAGAGGCGGTTTATGCCGCCCAAGAAATGAAAGAAAAATTCATTGCTTGGACTTTTGGTATTTTAATAACAAGCATTGCAATATGTGGAATGGGAGCTTTAGTGTATTGGTTAGGTCTCACCCAAGGTAAATGGTAATCAAATAGTGTCGTACTGCTTGTCTACTATTTCGTAGGCACCTTCTGAACACTTCCACGCTTCCATTAGTTTGAGATACATTTCAGGCTTTAATGTTACAACATCAAACATCTTATGCTTTTCATTCCATTGCCTGATATGACAATAATCTTCATACAGTCGTACAGACACGTCATCTAGTTCGCCTGTAGTGTCTAATATTGTGATTAATGTTTCATCTTCGTCAAACTCTACTGTGAACATAATACCTTTTTAACTCCAATACAGAAACTCTTCAAGCTGCGGTTCTTTCCAATTCTTAGGTTTAAGAACCTTACCGTCTTCACGTTTACGCACCTTGCCAGTTTCTTCATCAATCTTTGCAAAGTTTGTATCCATGACTTCTTTCCATGCACCCTCACCATTCATACCACCTGCCCTAATAGCACCAATAGTAACAACAAGGATGTCAATCAAAGCATCAAGCTGTTCAACCTTATCATCAGCAGCAACAGCTTCTAATAACTCATCCATCTCTTCATCAATCAGAGTTAGATACATCTTATAGTTTTCGGTTGATGGTTGCTGATCACATGCTTCTTGGAATGTGTCAATATCTTTAAATACATTAGTCATGGATGCGTCTCTACCCACCTATCTCTCATTCTGTTTAAATACCAAAGTGCCTTGTCAATATCCTCAAGACCGTTCTTACGTTCACATCGCCATACATATTTTAGAACATTTGCAGCGTGTGGTGCAATTGCTCCTGACATAGATTTTGTCATCGCCTCAATAGCATCAATCGCTTCAATGTCAGTACTAGCATAATGTGATGGTGAGTTTACCATATCTGTCAAAGTAAAGTTCCTTCATAATGTGGATCTATTTTTTTTATACCTAAAGCCCAATTCTCAGCAGCATCTTCAACATATCTCATAGACTTACCATGAAAATCTTCTTGATGATACCATTTAGATTCTTCGACTCTATAATACTTAATATATAACAATTCTTCTTTTAAGTCAATATGCACTTCGCAGTATTCTTCTTCATTATCATGATAATATGTCGAAAGTTTTTTGCCCATTTAAATCTCCGATTCTATTTCTTCTATTAGATGATCTTTCATAGCCAAGATTTGATCTTTTAAATGTGGCTTATCCCACCATCTAAAGAGAACACAAATAGTAATACGTGGTACATTAGTGTATGCAGAATGCCAACAATGATCAGGCTCATCTTTACCAAAGTGATAGTACCTAGCTTGCCATCCTGCCTTGTCTTCTATTCTTACAACCTTTTGAGTTTTCTTATCATAGTATTGAAAATATCCATCACCTTTTTCAGACCAAGAAAATATAAACTGATATCCTGAGTTGGCTTCATTAGTGTGCCAACCAACAAAGCCCCCTTTAGGATAGTATAGAAAAACTGCATTATCGTTTGCACCAAGTTCTTGTATAAGTTCGTATCTTGAAAACTTGAAAATATCTTCCAACTCTTTGTTATCAGGATTTTTTTTATGGGCGGCTTCAACTGGATTAGAATAATGCTCTATAGGATGATTTGTGATCTCAGAATTACTCATGTGCTTTTTAAGATAATCTAAAGATAAATATTTCTCACCGTTAGTTATTGCATCAGATGGAGAGTGTAAAGCATTACTATCGTTAAAAACATGCTGGTTCTTAACGATAGTTGATTTTACATACTCTAGCTGATCAAGTATACGTTTATTACGAAGTACTAGTTCCGTCATCTACAAACTCCATTGCTTTTGGATATATAGCACTTATTGCTTTGGCAATTTCCACCGCCAAGTCTGCGTGTTCCTTTTGAGTTCCATTTGCTGAACGTAACTCGACATAATGTATCCAGGAGCGAATAGTACCATTAACATATAACCTACTAACCGTATTGCCTTCTGGTAGTACCGCTCTTGCCTGTTCTTTTGCGATTCCATTTTCGATTGCCCACTCATATGCTTGCATGGCAGTATGCCATACGTTGCGTTGATGTTGCTCCCAAGTTAGATGCAAGTTAGTATTGTCTGTGATAACACTGGCCTGTCTGTTCTTAGGATCTTGTAACCTTGCCTTTCTGATTACAACACTACTATCTAGGTCTCTAATATCAGCGTATCTTTGTGAGAACTCTTGGAATGAAAATGAACGATGCCGTAAGAACTGTCTAGCAATATCACGTGTGGTTTCAACTTCAATACAAGCAGAAGCCATTTCAAATGGTGACCAGTGCTTATGTTTGATCAAATAGTCTAACAACTTTGGTGTGGTTTTGGTGTTTGCTTGATTTGAGGGGTTAGAGACTCTAGCACAATATGCAACTAGATCCTGAATATTATCTAAACCCATAATCCCTGGTTCACCTGAGTGAACATGACGAACAGGTTGACTATATGATATAAGCCTTGCCTTCATTAACCTTGACCCCGATTCTTTTTGTAGCTGCGCTTTTTACTTTTATTCATAGAAGACATCTTCACATTGCGTTTACCGATACTTGTCTTCTTCTTAAATGTTAAACCTTTTAGTGCCATTATTTACTCCATCTTAAAATCTTTAAATCGTTCTGCAGTGTTTGTTTTATCAAAGGTTGCTGTATCATCTATCAGATTACCTTCAGCATCATCAACATCAAACAGCTTCATCTTTGACCTATCAACACCTACCACAAATCTCTTGTTGCTGCTAGGATCGTTGTACCTATTCTTGAGTTGCTTTACCATGATCTGACCAAGTGACTCTAGCTCTTCACTTGAAATCAAAGCAAACATTAAGTCGGCTGTTGCGGGTAGTCCAAAAGACTCGCTCGTGTCTTCAAGCCCAACATCTGAGTTAGAGTAACCACTACGAGTCGTTTGTGTTGCAGTGACAATCGGTAATGCGAACTCGACTGCGAGTCCACGTAGTTCTTCCGCAATAGCCTTAATATAAGTGTACGAATTGATAGATCCCCCCATGCCTTTCATTCGACTAGACGCACATATATTGAGATAGTCAATGAAGATCATCTCAGGTACAAAGTCTTTCTTCAACTTAAGCTCATTCAATAATGCTCTAAAGTGCCCTGTATGTGCTGAACCTGTGGGATACTCTTTTACAATAAGTTTACCATTACTCTTACCTGCAATGTTATGCACCTTATCAATCAACATATCTTTAGATAGAGTTTCCAACTGATCTATAGGTATGTCCAAAAGATTAGCATCAATACGTTCAGCAATACGCTCTTCTGCCATTTCCATTGTAATATATAGCACATTGCGACCTTGTGTTAACGCATTAGCTGCAACATGGCACATGAATAAAGATTTACCTACACCAGTACCTGCTAATGCAACGTTCAGTGTTTTGTTAGGCAATCCACCCTTAGTAATTTTATTCATATATTCTAAATCGAATGGAATACGCTCTTCTTGCTCATGATAGAAATCATAACGATCAGAAACATTATCCACATAGTCGTGTCCAATGTTCGCATCAAAAGAAACTGCCAAGGCTTTTGTAAGTAAATCAGGTAGAGCATTCTTGGTAAGATCTCTGTGCTTACCATCAATAATGGAGATAGACTCCATAATAGCATTATGTATAGCTCTATCTTGACACCACTTCTCAGTGGTATCTTCTAACCACTTATCGTTAGCCTTGACAGTTTCTTTATCAAATATGATTGGAAGTATTTCGAGTGCAGCAGTATACTGATCAGGATTAAACTTTTCGCTCTGATCAATATCAATTTTTAAGCTTTCTTGAGTAGGAAGCTTATTATACTTAGCAACATACTTCGCAATCTGTTTAAATAACTGATTGTATACTCCTTGAAAATATTCTGGTTTTACAAAAGGAAGAACCTTACGCATGTAAGGCTCATCCGTTAGTAGGTGACGTAGTATGACTTGTTCTAAATTTTTCATTCTATAATTATACCACAATCATTCAGGAGTTACAATATCTTTTTCTTGTCTTTCTACCTGTTGTTCTAGTATGTCATACAATATTTCTCCTGTAGTGTGGTGCCAATCAATATCTTCATGAGGTTTCCAATCCTCGCCAAGAACGTCAGACACAACATCTGACGTAAATGTTAGTGTCTCACCATCTTCTCCGACCTTAAGTTCACCAAAATTAAATACTGTTTCTATGTAATAACCTGTCTTAATTCTGATGTTCCAATGATCATTATTCCCGGGGATAAGTTCGTAGTCAATATTTTGTTTCACTGTGTCACTTCCTCAACTACAATCTCATCCATATCTACTAGTGATCTATGACCAATCTGATATTGCTTCTTTAAGAAATCTTTAAAATCTGTTTCAGCAAAGATTGGATTCCAGAAAGATTCATCAAGAGTGGCATCGTACCGTACCTTTGGTCCAACTTCTCCAGTAGTCTGATCGACCACAGCATACCAGCCATTGGAAGGCTTAGTAGCATAACCGCCAGCAAGAGCACAATCGAGCAAGCCAGAATAATGTTTGACACCACCATCCCAAGACACAGTGATAGGAATTTTCGACTTCTCTTTAACAAATCTGCTTTTATCCACGTTAATAACAAAATGATATCCTTGTATTTCAGTTCCTTTTTTATCTTGCTGTCTACCAATAATCCAAATGTTATCTGCACTATAGTAGATACCCGTACCACCAGATACAACATCCTTTGGAAACAATCCAATCTCTTTATACGTGTGATTGATTGCAATCATTGGAATGTTTTTCATAGT